TTAATATAAATTTTGCCATCTTCTCGGTTCCTTTTCCGTTTCGAGCGGCGTGATTGCCGTCTCCATGATTTAATTATGCCGTAAAATACGGCTTCTGTCCAGATTTATTTTTGTAATTTTATTGCGTTTTGTTTTTGCATAATCTCCCAGAAATCAGACGTCCGCTCCGCGGCGGACAGGGCTTTGAAAGCCTCTGTCATCAGTCGGTTGGCATCGGACAGATTTTTAATTTTCAGGCCAAGTTCAGCGGCTTTGTTTACATCCCCCGCCATCCATGCGGCACAAGCATCATAGGTTTTTTTATGATTAGACATTAAAAACCTCCAACGTAAGACCGACGATTGCTTTTTGGTCGGACATACCCCATGAGGGGCTGCTGATTTTTTTCAGCGCTGCATCAACTTTTTCCTGCGGTGCGATCCAGCATTTATTGGTCGCATCCCATTTTCCGCCCATCATACTTTTAATTATGTCGCGTGCAGGGTAGGTGTTGCCTGTGATTTTTACCTGATTTGCCATCTTCTCGGTTCCTTTTCCGTTTCGGGCGGCGTGATTGCCGTCTCCATGATTTAATTATGCCGTAAAATACGGTTTTTGTACAACAATTATTTTTGTAATTTTATTGCGTAGATTAGTTGTGAGGTGTAATAAAATTATGTTTTATAGGGTGGTTGCAAAATAAGAGCCAATAGATTATTATAATTATAAATGGCAGGGAAACAGAGGATTAAAAAATGGTAAACGGTATTATTTTTTTAATGGTGATTTTTATTTGTATGGCGGTCAGTCATTATTCTTGGAGTTGAATGGAGTCGAATTTTTGGAACTCACGAAAAAACAAGCAGCGTTTTGCGCGGAATATTTAAAAGATTTAAACGCGACACAGGCGGCGATCCGTGCTGGGTATAGCGAAAAAACGGCGAAAGAGCAGGCTTCGCGGCTGTTAATCAATGTTAACATAAAAAAAATTGTCCAGAAAAACATGGACGCTCGCTCGAAAAGAACAGAGATTACAGCAGATTATATATTATATGGTATCAGGGACACGATCGAACGCTGTTGCTCGGCAGAGGAACATAATCCTAGCTCGGCTTTAAAAGGTTATGAGCTCCTTGGTAGGCATCTGAAGCTGTTTAGCGACAAAACCGATAACTCGGTTAACATAACTGTGGAGGTTTTGGATGGCCTCGGAAAAAATGCAAATACCTAATAACTGGCGTCCGCGAGAATACCAAAAAAAACTTTGGGATTTTTTGGAAAACGAAGGCAAACGTGCGTACGTGGTCTGGCATCGCCGCGCAGGCAAGGACGACGTCTGCCTCCATCATTTTGCGCGATGTATGGTAAAAAAACCTGCGACTTATTGGCATATGTTGCCAGAGGCCTCGCAAGCGAGGAAGGCAATCTGGGACGCAATCAATCCACATACAGGTAAGCGCCGTGTGGACGAAGCTTTTCCGGACGCAGTTTTTGAAAAAAGAGATCAAGACATGCGAGTAAAATGCCGTATAAACGGCGCGGTTTATCAGCTATGCGGATCCGATAATTATGACAGCCTTGTCGGGTCGCCGCCTTATGGAATCGTGTTTTCAGAATGGGCGCTGGCTGACCCATCAGCCTGGGCTTATATGCAGCCAATTTTGGAGGAAAACGGCGGCTGGGCGGTGTTTATCACAACACCGCGTGGACGAAATCACGCAGCCAGTTTTTTTGCAATGGCAAAAGACTCGAGCGATTGGTTTTGCGAAAAATTAACGGTGGATGCCACAAATGTTTTTGAGGGCGAACAGTTAATCAGAATAAAAAAAGAGTTAATTGCTCAGTATGGCGCGGATGCCGGAGAATCAAAATTTGGTCAGGAATATTACTGCAGCTTTGACGCGGCCTTGCCTGGCGCGTATTATGGCGTAGAGATGAGCAAAGCGGAATCAGATGGACGTATTTGCGGAATACCATATACGGCTGGCGTGCCTGTGTATCCGTGCTTTGATTTTGGCATCGGACAGTCAAACAGCACAACTATAACTTTTGTTCAGGTCGTCGGTCGAGATCCGATTGTAATTGATTATTACGAAAATAACTCTGGAAGTATTGAAAGTTACGGTAAATATATAAAGGACACGGGGTACTTTCTCGGAAAATTAATTTTACCGCATGATGCAGGTTATGCAAGACTGGCAACCGGATTGAGTTACAAAGAACAGTTTGAGCAAATGGGATTTGAGACCGAAGTCTTGCCAATGACTCCTGACTTGTTGAGAGATATTAATATTACACGGCAGGCCATCGGTGAATTTTGGTTTGAGAATAAAAAAGCGGCGCGTTTAGTCGAGTGCCTGCGAGCGTACCATCGGGAGTGGGACGATAAAAACAAGGCGTTTAAGCGGTCACCGAAGCATGACTGGGCTTCGCACGGCGCTGATGGATTCAGAGCTGCGGCCGTGGCGTACAGATCAGGCTTGCTCCGTGCAGGCTTTAATGATTATAATGACGATTATAATGACGATTATAATGACGATTATAATGACGATGACAGGGATTTTATAAGTGGATATTAACACAATTTTATTAAAGTCCGGCGAGGATTGGACGAACGAAGAGTTTTTTGTGGTGCGGCGTTATATAAAAGAGCATGGCCGTGTGTCTCTCAAAACGCAACGCATGGAACTTATGCGCGGCGCGCTTGGAGTTAAGACTGAGGATAAAAAATCACGGGCGGCAATGGTTAAGTCTCTTAAAGATATTCGTCACAAAAAATCAGAACCTTTGAAAGAAAAGCATGGTAAGTGATTATGAAATAGACGATCAGCCGGAACCAGCTCCCGTCTTTTCGTTCGAAAGAGCCGTTAATTCTCAGAATGTCACTGATATGATCGATAGCCAGAAATTGCAGGATATTGCAATGCTGGCGGTGCGAGAATTCGATATTGACGAAGGTGATTTTGCAGAGCGGCGGAAGCGTATCGAGGATTTATACAGGCTTGCGCTTCAGCCAATCGAGAAAAAGGACTACCCGTTTGCTGGTGCCAGCAATATCAAATATCCATTATTAACAAAGGCTGCGATGGGGTTCGCGGCGATGGCTTATCCCGCAATTGTAAAAGATTCCACCGTGGTCAAGGGCAAGATTATCGGGAGCGATGAGGGGCAGGAAGAGATCACAGGAGCGGATGGGAACCCGTTGGTCGATAAGGATACGGGGGAGGTCTTGCGTAAAAATGCAGGTCTGAAACAGAAGATTGCAGATCGTGTATCGTCAGCCATGTCTATGCAGGTACTGGAGGAGATGGAATGCTGGGAGGATGATATGGATAAAATCCTTCACATCATCCCTATTATCGGCTGCGCTTTCAAGAAAACCTATAGAGATAGCGGCGAACGTAAATCAGTTTCCAAGCTGGTTTTGCCGCAATTCCTCATTATTAATAAAGACGCCAAGAATGTAGAATCGGCGCATAGGGTGAGCGAGCTGATTCAACTTTATCCTTATGAAATTCAGGAGATGATAAACCTTGGCGTGTTCAGGGATTTTGATTATACGACCTCCAGCGAGACCTTAGCTGATAATTACACGGACAGTGATGGCGCGGCCAAAACGCAAGATGATGATATGCCTCATGTCTTTATTGAGCAGCACAGGCGGCTTGACCTTGATGACGATGGTTACGCAGAGCCATATATCGTTTGGATACACAAGCAAAGCAAAGAGATTGTGCGTATTCTTGCGCGGTACGATCTGGACGATATCGAGATGAACGGCGCGGATGTTGTGCGTATCAAAGGGCAGGCGTATTATGAAGATTTCCCGTTCTTTCCAGATCCCGAGGGCGGACCGTACGGAATAGGGTTTGGTCATCTGCTTCAGCATATGAACATTGCTATCAATACTAGCGTTAATATGATTATTGACCAAGGCCATATGGCAACAATTGGCGGCGGTTTTCTTGGCGAAGGGGTACGGATTAAATCAGGCAATTTAAAATTCAGGCCGAACGAATGGAAGCGGGTCAAGACAGGCGGCCAGCCATTGCGGGATAATGTTGTGCCATTGCCTGTTAAAGAGCCTTCTGTTGTTCTGATGTCCATGATGCAGTTTCTTATCGAGAACGCGGAAGAGATGGCTTCGTTGTCCAGATTTATGGCTGGTGACATTCCGGCGAATATGCCAGCGACAACGGCGCTTGCTTCGATAGAGCAGGGCATGCAGGCATTCAAGGCTATATTTAAAAGATTGCACAGGTCGTTGAAAAAAGAGTATAAGCGCCTGTTTTATTTGAATCAGAAGCATTTAAGCCAAGAGGATTATGTGCGGTTGCTTGGCGATCCGAACGCTGATGTCGAGCGTGATTTTATGAGCGGCGCTGTTGACGTTATTCCGGTGAGCGATCCGGATTACGTTAGTGATATTCAGTCACAGATCAGGGCGGGATTGCTAATGGAGCTAAAAGATGATCCGCTGATGGACGGTGTTGCTATACGCAAAAGAGCGTTAAAGGCTATGGGTATAAAAGATGTTGACGATCTTGTCCGTATCCCGCCACAATCGGTTGATGAATTGGCAGAGGCACAAAAAGCAGCCTTGCAAGCGCAGATAGATGATTTGAATCATCAAGCAATTATGCGCGAAAAAGAATTTGCCTTGAAAGTGATGAAGGAAGAAGCGGCGGTGCTAAAATTAAAAGCAGATGCTGTGTTGTCAATTGCAAGGGCAGAGAGTGAAGAGCAGGGGCAGGACTTTGCGATTTACGAAGCACATCTTAACGAGCTTACACAAATGAAAAAGGATTTGGGTAATGACAGAACAGACAATAACAGAACAGACAATAACCCCCGAGGAATGGGCGCAGTGGAAGACCAGCCAAACAACCTCTAAATTTTTCAAATATATTCAGGACTTCAGGAATCAGATTGCAACGGAAATTGCAACCAGTATTGCGATGGGTAATATTATTATGCAAGATACGCTGGTGAAAGACACGATGCGCTGTGATTGCCTGTATGCACTTGAGGTAATGAATTGCGAAGATATTAATTTTTTTTATGAACCTGAAATAGAGGAAGAAAAGGAAGAGAGTGATGGCGATAGTGAACAATGACGGGTCAAGAATGGGGTCGGGGCTGGCTTTGCCCAAGAACGCCATGACGGGGAAGCAGGCCGAGAATGCTTTACGGGATTTGGAGGTTATCGATCCGCACGAACTAATACCTGTTGATTTACGTGTGCTGCTTCGGGTTGCTGATGTTCTTGAAATGACGGATGGTGGTATCTTTAAGCCGGAATCCTTTTTTGCAAAGGAGATGTTTTCCAAGACTTATGCAACCTTCATCAGTGCAGGCAGTGAAGCGTTTACCAATGGTAGCGGAGATTATATACAGGCGATGCCGAAGGCTGGGGACAGGGTTATCACAACGAAATACGCAGGAAATGTTTACCGCGATAAGCTGAACAATCTTTATAGATTTTGTAATGATAAAGATATAGTTGCAATAATTAAGGAATAGCACAATGAATGAAGAAGATGACGGAATTTTGAATGACATGGTTGCTGACCCCGAGAACTTTGAGGCAGAAGCGCCTAAAGAGGATGATACCGATGACGCAGAAGATCATGGTACGCCGGAAGAGCGCGCCAGAAAACGGGGATGGCGGCCAAAGGAGGATTATCTTGGTGACAAAGAATGGGTTGATGCCGAGACTTTTTTAAAGGAAACAGACGGCGATGTTCACCTGCTCAGGAAGTCATTAAAGACTTTAGAGCGCAATTATTCAAAACTTGAAAAAACCACTGACGCTATTCATGCGCATACGCAAAGGCAAATCGAGGCTGCGAAAAAAGAAGGATACGAGAAAGCCATTAAAGAGGCCAACGATAGACTTGCCGAGGCTGTGGAGTCCGGTGATATTGACGAGGTCAACAAGGCTGTTGAAGTCCGTGACAAGGTGTTGCTAAAGCCGCAGGAAAAAGAAGGATACACCCAAGCCGATAATGATTATGCCGATGCATGGAAGACTAAAAACGCGTGGTTTGGTAACGATCCTGCTCTTACGCGAGACGCTATCGAGATGTGTAATATTCAGGCGGCCAAGAATGCGTCCGTTCAAGACCAGCTTGAGGCTGCTGAAAAATACGTTCGTGAAACTTATCCACATAAATTCAGGCAAACAAAGGAGGCGCATGTGATGCCGGGGCATAGCAGCGGGGTCAGGGGGCATAAGGTGTTAAAGATTGGGACATACGAGGCATTGAAACCACAATACAAATCAGAACATGATATTTTTGTCAAAGAAATGGTAAAACGAGGGAAGAAAGAGTCTGTTGCAAAAGCTGGCTTTTTAAATTCAACAACACCGGATATGTATGTAGAGGGAGCTAAAGAATGAGTGAAGAAATGAAATCCGTAAGGGTCGCGCCTATTGTGCGGGTTGCTGCCAAAGAAGATGGTATTGATTTAAACCAGATCACAGGTACGGGGCGGAATGGGGCGATAACAAAGTCTGATTATGAGCATTTTACAGGCAAGGAGATTACCGCAACCTTTAAGCAGCCAGAAGAGCGAGCGCCTATGAATCATTTAACAGATGACACGCGTTCTTTGACTATTGGTGGCAAGTCTTTTTCTCGTTCAAGAGTTGGTCTTGACCATTCCAGTAGAAAAACAGTTGACATCCCCGAGAATGTGAAGAATAATGAATTACACTATCGTGTTGTAATTGATGATAGAGGCAAATTAGAGTACGCTAAAAGTCTCGGTTACCAGATAGTGGATGATCTTAAAGACCCTAATACGGGCGAAAAGATCGAACACGAGTATCGCGTAGGGTCTAAAAAAGACGGCTCTAGTCAACTCGGTTATCTCATGGCAATCCCGAAAAAGTGGAAGCAGGAAAGAGATCAAGCCGCCGAAAAGGAACGGCGTTCTTTGGAACGGGGTTTATTTACAAACCCTGTTGACGATCAAAACAAAGAACTAGGCAAGGATTTTTATAATAAGGGTAGCAAAATAGAGTGATTTTTCTGTTGAAGCTGCCCGTCTTGGGGCAACTTTTAATGGAGAAAAAACATGGCTAACCCTGATTCACCTTTTGGCTTAAAGCCAATTACGCGAGACGGTAGCGCGGGTTACAGTGGCGCGGTGCGTGAATACATCATAGCAGCGGCAGAGGGAACAGACCTTTTTGTCGGCGATCCTGTAAATCTTAGCGGCACATCAATTCTTGATCTTACCGATGATAAATACAAACCGGGTGTTGTTCGCGCAACGGCTGGGTCTGGTAGTTATACCACTGGTGTAATTGTTGGTTTTAAACCAATTACAGACGAATCCCCCACATATAAAACTGATGCTGTAACACAGCGCACTGTTCTAGTCTGTGATGATCCGATGCAATTATTCGAGATTCAAGCAGACGGAAGCATTGCAATTACAGACATTGGCGAAACTGCCGATATTATTTTTACTCATGCAGGAAGTACTGTAACAGGTTTTTCAGGCGCTGAATTGGATACCTCGGATATTGGAACGGGTTCACAGCTTGTAATTGAGGGTGTTCGCCAGCAGGATCGTAATGATCTGAACAGTGCAAACCCTGTATTAATTGTTCGTATTTCCGAACATCAAAAATTTAACACATCTACGGGGGTATAAATTATGAGTGGTATTATTACTTCGGGTTCATTTCCTAAAAACAAGCGCCCCGGTGTGTTTGCTTTTACACAAATGGAATATAAAGAGCATCCTGAATATTGGAGGGAGTGCTTTTATGTAACAACATCAAAGCTTGCTTATGAAGAAGCCGTTGCTGGTAACTCTTTCGGTCTTGCCCCTGTAAAGGGAGAGGGCGCAAATATCGAGTATGCTTCTGAAAGTCAGGCGCATACAACACGCTCTACGCACGTTGTTTATGCGATGGGTTACATTATCACAATGGAAGAAAGTGATGATGATTTGTATGAGAAGTTGGGGATGCGGCGCGGCAGCAGATTGGCAAAATCCTTTATTCGTACAAAGGAAACCGTACACGCTAATCTTTTTAATCGTGCATTTAACTCAACATATACGTTTGGTGATGCAAAAGAACTTTGTGCGACTGACCATGCTACGCTTAACGGAAGCCAGTCTAACGAGCTGGCAACAGCGGCTGATATGTCGGAGGCTTCGATTGAAGACCTTTGCATTCAGATCCGCAAAGCAACTGACAATGTGGGCAATCGCATTGCCTTGAAAGAAATGAAGCTTCTTTATGCGCCGGATGAAAAATTTAACGCAACGAGAATTCTTAATTCTGAAAAGCAGAACGATTCGGCTAACAATGCCACAAACGCTTTAAAATCGATGGGGTCTGTCCCATATCATATGGACAATCCTTACCTTGATGATGGGGACGCATGGTTTATACTTACGGACATTGCACAGACAGAAGAAGGTCTTGTTCACTTTGAGCGGAAACCGTTTCAGGTAGGTCTTGATAATGACTCCGATACACTAAATGAAAAGCATTTTGGCTATGAGCGTTATAGCCGGACTGCCTTTGATTTCCGTTCAGTTTATGGATCGCCGGGGGCTTAAAATGGCTAAAAAAGAAGAAAAAGTAGAAAAAGTAGAAAAAGTAGACAAAAAGGCAATTTTGTTAGGAGAGTTAGAGGGGCTTAAAACCCTGAACACTACAAAAGCAAAAGACCTTGTTGTTGAAATTTTAAAACTAATCTAATCCTTGGGGAGGGCTTACCCCCTCCCTTTGTTAAAACAGAATAAGGAGATATTTTTTATGCCTATTTCTAATTACCCTAACGGGTTTAAAAACGGAATTAATCTGCGCGGCGTTAATGTTTTAAACACACATGCTGGAAGTGTATTCTGGGTCGATAGTGCTACCGGATCTGATGGTTACAAAGGGACGTTTGAGCGTCCGTTTGCAACATTGGACTATGCTATTGGCAGATGTACAGCGAACAAGGGCGATATCATAATGATTAAGCCTAATCATGCTGAAACAATTACAGGCGTGGGCGGGATTACGAATGATGTCGCTGGCGTTTCTGTTGTTGGCCTTGGTGTTGGTGAGCAAAAACCCCGTTTTCTTATGGATGGCGCAGATACTGTAACGTGGTTGGTATCGGCTGCTGATGTAACCATTCAGAATGTTGTTCTTGCCGCTGGTCATGCGGATGTTGTGTTGGGGGTCAATGTTACCGGAAAAGGCTGTCATTTAATTGATGTTGATTTTGTAGAGAACACAACGGCAGAGAACTTCCTAACCCCTATTAAGGCAACTGGTGCTGATAACACAGCAGACGGGCTGACTATAGTAGGTTGTCGGAATCATACACTGGATGCTGCGGCTTTAGAATTCCTTGAAATTACCGGAAACCTTGATTTTCTTGTCATTCGTGGCTGTGAGCATTATGCAACAGGCGGAACGGCAAGCCCGTTAATTCTGCAAGCTGGTTCTAAAATCATACGGTATGCTGATATAGGATGGAATCGTGTTCAACACGCTATGACAGCAGGTGACTTACTGATTGACAATGGCGGGGCAACCAATAGCGGCCTTGTTTATAACAACTATTGCGGTAATCTTGATGTTACGGGCGGTCAAGTAGGTGGCGCGGCGACAGGAATTCAGTTCTTTGAAAATCTGTTTACTTCTACCTCTGTAGCCTCTGGCGCACTTGAGCCTGTAGCGGATACACCACTCACATAAAGGATCTACAATGGCAATTCTACGTAATGAAGACGGGTTTAATTCGTTTAGATCGGATCACCCTTTAGCAAATCTTGATTTTACAAACCCGTTAAAATGGGCAACATGGATGGAAGATTTTCTTGCCTATGATATTGGGCAAGCTGCGGGGAATCCCTTCACCCTGACGCAAACAAATGGTGTTGATACGATTGTCGGCCCTACTGGTGTTTTGGTTCTCACGCTTGGCGGTGCTGATAACGATGCCGCACAACTACAGCTTACAGAAGCGCCGTTCCAGACAAATAGCAAGCAGCTTTTTTTCCAAGCGCGGTTTAAGCTTGTTCTTGCGTCTGGTGGGACGGTAGCAGCAAACGAATTGTTTGTAGGGTTAGCGAGTGAACAAGTAACCACAGCATTCTTTGCAGCCGATGGCCTTAGCCTTGCGATGGACGATGCTCTCGGATTCTATAAACTGGATGCGGAAGCCTCAATGTCTGCTATTATGAGAGAAAATGACAGCGGATCAACGGACGCCGGAGTTCTTACTCCCGTAACAGCGACATGGGTTACCGTAGCTATTTGGTATGATGGGACGGAAGCCAAATTTTACGTAGGAAATGCCGCAGATGGTTCCGATATGGCTCTTGCTGCAACGATAACAGGGAATGACGTTACAAGCGTCCTTACCCCGACTCTTTACATCAAGGCTGGTGAAGCAAAAGCGAATGTCCTACATTGCGATTATTTATTTGTAGCGGCGGAGCGTTAATATAGGAGTTTGATATGGCTGATGCAGTTACGACGCAAGTAATTAACAACGGCGAACGAAACCTTATCCTAAAGCTTACAAATAAAGGTGATGGTACGGGGGAAAGTGCGGTTGTTAAAGCTGCTGCTGCGACATACGGATGTGACTCATTCAGCCTGCTTTGTATTGAATATGATATTAGCGGTATTGATGTAGAGCTTCTTTGGGACGGCACACCAAATAAAAGCATAATAAAGTTAGCCGGGAACGGTGGCTCTGGAAAGCTCGATTGGCATAAATCAGCAGGTGTCCCAAATAATGCTGCATCATCAAACGGCGATTTACTTTTGACTACGACAGGCCACTCCGGATCTGGTGATTTTTATACAATTACACTTCATTTAAAGAAAAAGTATGCTTAAAAATGAATCGTTACAAACGCGGAGACTATAAAGTACGATGCGATTACACAGGAAGTATTGTTAAGGCTTCAGAGTGTCGTATGATGTGGAATGGATTGTTTGTATTAAAAGACTGGTGGGAGCCGCGTCACCCACAGGATCACGTAAAATCAATTACAGAAAATAAAGTCCCTGCCTATCCCAGACCAGAGGGCACAGAAAGTTTTATTGATGCCACGGATGTAACAGCGGATGATTTATAATGTCAACTAGCGGAACTTATACATATTCTACAACGGGGACAGCAATTGTTGATTTTGCGTTAAGGAAGTGCGGGATAATAGCAGAGGGTGAGACAGCAACGGCTTCTATGCTTGCTAAAGGACTGGTTGATCTTGAGTTTATGACGAAGGCTTGGCAAGCCGAGGGGTTACACCTCTGGAAGTATGAAGAAATGATTTTGTTTTTGGTTACCAGCCAGCAGAGTTATGATTTAGGACCATCCGGTGGTAATTTTGTGAAAAAAGCTGACCTTGTAACCACGGCGGTAAAGGTCGCAGGGGTATCGACTGATCTGACAATTGATGTTGATAGTATTACGGGCATTTCCAGCGGTGATTATATCGGGGTTGTTATCGATGACAATACCATCCACTGGACAACGGTAAACGGCGCTCCGGCAGGTGATACGGTAACATTGACGGTTGCCCTTGATGGCGCGGTGGCGGTCGATAATGTTGTTTACGCCTACACTGCAAAAGCACCAAGGCCGTTACAAGTTACACATGGTCGCGTTCAGGTTGAATCCAGCAGCGAAACAATCCTTAATTTACGTGGCAGGGAGGATTACTTCACCTTGTCTAATAAATCATCTGCTGGTGTTGCTGTTGAGGCTTATTATAATCCGTCGCTAACAAACGGTAAATTGTATGTATGGCCTACAGCAAGCGATGAGACGGTTTATCTTAATTTAACAACACAGATTCCAATTGAAGACTTTACCGTCGCTTCAAATAACCCTGATTTTCCGCAAGAGTGGTTTTTACCCTTAGGGTGGGGATTGGCACAGCAGATATATCTGGATTATGGGGTTATTGATCAGGTGACAATTCAAAAAATAGAAAAAGAGGCCGATAAGTGGTATCAGAAGGTATCTGATTTTGATGAAGAAGATACGAGTCTGGTATTCGGGATTGAATATTCGGATGGTAGGTAATGAAATTATTATTAGGATATCAGTCTTATCAAGGGAGAAGCGCAGCTTCTACGGGGCAGCGCCTTGTAAATATGTACGCAGAGCCGAATCCTGAAGGCTCTAAATACCCCTTTAATTTATACAATACAGCAGGACTAATAGAATTTGCCAATTTAGGGACTACAAAGTCCGTAGATGGCCTTAGAAAGATGGGTAGTCTTCTTTATGCCGTATCCGGCAATGAGGTGTTTAAAGTTACCACAGATGGCGTAGTAACGAGCCTTGGAAGCATTACAGGAACAGAAGGCAGGGTAGACCTTTCCGACAACGGAACGCAGCTAACGCTTATTAATCCTGACGGAGACGGGTGGTATATTACATCTACTACAATTACCTCAATTTCCGATGGAGATTTTCCTACTGCGAATGCCGTAACTTACCTCGATGGATATACGATTGTAAGCAAGTCGGATTCTGGACAATTTAATATAAGTTCACTTTTTGATTCCAGCGCATGGGACGCTCTTGATTTTGCTACAGCGGAAGAAAGTCCCGATAATCTGGTAAGGCCGGAAGGTTTTAATAGCGCCTTGTGGTTATTTGGTGAAAAATCGTATGAAGTTTATTACAACTCTGGAAATGCAGACTTCCCGTTCGAACAAATTTCAGGCGCGGTAAACACGACAAGGGGGCTTGCTGCAAAGTTTAGTGTAACGCAGTCAGACAACGGGTTGTTTTTTCTGGGCGACGATAGAATTATCTATAGAGTTTCTGGATACACACCACAACGCATTTCAACCCATGCGGTGGAAACGGCGATACAGGGATACTCTATAATAAGTGATTGTTTTTCTTTTGTGGAAGAGCAGGATGGACATAAATTTTTGGTAATGACATTTCCAACAGTGTCAAAAACATGGGTGTACGATCTGGCGACAACATTTTGGCATGAGAGAGTTACTCTTGTTGGTGGGGTCGAAAAAAGATGGAGGGCAAATTGCTATGCCAATTTTGCCGGAAAACAACTGGTTGGTGATTACCTTAACGGCAAGATTTATGAATTAAGTCCTATAAAATATACAGAAGACGGGGACACGATTAAACGTATTATACAAGGAACTGTTCAATGGAAAGACGGGTCAAGATTCATTGTTGACCGTGTGCGTTTGGATATCGATGCTGGTGTAGGGCTTATAACAGGACAAGGAAGTGACCCGCAGATTGTTAAAGAGTTTAGTGATGATGGCGGGAAAACATGGAGCAATGAGGCTTGGCGGTCATTCGGTAAAATAGGAGAATTCAGTACACGGTGCGAGTGGCGCACAGAGGGGCAGACAAGAGAAAGAATTTATAAATTTACAGTCACCGATCCTGTTCCTGTTCGTGTTACAGGAGCTTATATAGATGGCAGGATGTGTAGACAATGACAATAACAAAACAAGCGTTAAATGCGGCGATACAGGCTGAAAATTTTAGCCCTCAATTTGTGCGCTTCTTAAACGATCTTGTACAGGATCGAAAAATCAATACCGGGTCTGCGCAACCAAGAACGATCTCAAGTGGTGTTATTGCCACGATATCAAATTATTCATATTATTCAGTTGATACCGAGGCTGCGGCGGCCAGTGACGATCTGGACACCATCAATAACGGTAATGAAGGTGATTTAATCTTTATTAAAGCCGCTAATGCTGCAAGGACTATTGTTTTAAAAGACGGAACAGGAAACATTTTAACCAATGGTAGTGTTGATTTATCCTTGGACAATACGCAGGATTTAGCCATTCTTCATTATGATGGGGCAAATTGGAAGGCTGATCTTTGGAATATAGGGGCTTAAATCGTAGTTTTGACGGAGTGTTGTTAAATTATTTTTTAAATCACTCGAAAATCTTTCCGCATATTGCCCATGACGGGATAGATTATCTTGATGGATCAAAATTATTAGATGATAAAAACAACTACTTTTTCACATTCCCGAATGGGAGCTTGCTGTTTTTGCATTGTGGTGATAATATTTATAAACTGGATTGCTATTTCTTGCCCCGAAAAAGAGGTGCATTGGCAAAACATAATATTGAAAAGAGTATTCAGTATATGTTTAAGACGGTGAAAGCCGAAAAGATCGTAGCCGAGGCCTCTACTTCTAACAAACCATCACGATATATGATTGGGAGCCTTGGTTTTAATCGAGTTTCTGTAAAAAAAGAAGCGTGGTTAAAAGAAGGTTTATTGTACGATATTATCGTATATGAGAGGGTAAATGGGTAGCATAGTAAGCGCATTAACGGGCGGAGGATCAAGATCAGCGGCTGATGCACAGGCTAGCGCGGGTGCCGAAGGTTTAGCGGCGCAACAGGCGGCACTCGGTGAACAGCTTGGTCTTGGTTATGAGGCACTTCAGACACAAAAAGATATGTTTGATAAAGCTATATCTCTTGGTGATCCATACAGGGCGGCCGGAACAAATGCTTTGGCGCAATACGAATCCTTCCTTTATGGTGTTCCTGTAGCGAAAACCCCGACATTTCAAAATCTTGAATACCAACAGCGCGTTACTGCTGAAAAAGAAGCCTTTAAGAAAACAATTCCTCCTAACGCCCGAAAAACAGGAGAAAACACTTATAGTGATGATATCAATCATTATAAAGTTGGTGCAGACGGATCAATACAGGTTGTCAGGCAAGAGAGCCATGAAAACTGGAGGCCATACGAGCCTGACTTTACGCCAAGCGAGCCTCCTCCTATGCCGCTTACAGATATTGGCGGTGATGACGTGCAGCAAGCAAGGATGGAAACGCTTGTTAAAACCCCCGGCTATCAATTTAGAATGGGCGAGGGTGAAAAGGCTTTAGAACGTAGCGCGGCGGCGCGAAGTGGTATTCTTTCCGGCGCACAAACAAAGGCTATGGAGAGATATGGGCAGGATTATGCCACAAACGAATTCCAGAATTATTTAAATAGATTAGGTGGCTTGGTTGACACGGGCGCGGCGCAGGCAAATGTTGGCGGACAACAGGCTATTCAAAGCGGGGCGCAACAAGGCGGTATTTTGGGGAATATGGCGGCATATCAGGGAGCATATGGACAAAATGCAGCAACGCAGTTATCTCAAATAGGCGCAGCCAGAGCAAGCGGGTATCTTGGGACGCAACAAGCCGGAGCGAATATACTTAATACAGCTGCGGGCTTTTTTGGGTCTTCTTTTGGAGGCGGCGGGACAACAGACTTGGGCGGCGGCGGGACAACAGACTTGGGCGGCGGCGGATACATAACAAGCGGCGGAGTGCCTGTGCCGGGAAGGAAACCAATATAATGCCATTAGCACCAATATTAAGCCAATCACCGGATCTGGATATATATGGGAATTTTGCCAAAGGCCAGCAGATGGGTATCTTGAAAAATCAGGATGCGCGTGCGCAAGCAGGTGAAGAGAGAGCACAGGCAGGTGAAGACAGGGCACAAACTTTATTTTCACAAGAACAGTCTGACCGTGAAAAAATGCAGGGTATTTTAGAAACTATGGGGTCGGGAGCCAGACCGGAAAAGATCGCAAGTGCTTTAATGGCTTCTGGAAACATTAAAGCTGCTAACGAGGTTCTTGATCTTGCAAAGGGGCAAAGGCAGGTTCAGGGATATGATCTTGAAAATGCACTTATGCAGCAAACACAGCGTAATAAAAAATATGAAGAGCAAATCAGGGCAGAGGTTGGATTAACGAATAACGCCATCAGCGCTATTGATGGAATTGTTGATATGGAAGAAAAGGAAAAAGTTCTGGATGATTATTTAGGCTCTATTGATATTGTAAATCAGCAAAGATCAAAAGCCGGATTAGCGCCTGTTGTTATTCCCGATGCAATAAAATCAGGTGATATTGAGTCCAGAGTAAACTTGCTTCAAGGCATAGCCAGAAACGGAAATATGCAGCTTGATATGATAAACCGGACAAAACCGGAAGATATGACGGCAGAGATAAGGAATTTTATGTACGGGCAGGCTAATCCAGAATTTGCCGAGCAGCAAAGGCTAGAGGGCGAAGGTAAAGAAGGCGAGACCACAAAGCTTGTAAAAGGGTTAATAGAAGAGGGTTCAGCTAAAAATAAAAAAGAAGCCTTGGAGATATTAAAAGGCGGTGCTGGGGCTACTGGCAGACTTCAATCCGAAATTGATCTTGGTAGGATGGCTGAGACAGAAAAGGCAATTGGGACGGAAACAGGAAAAGCACAAGGCATCGCAATTGCTGAATATGAAGATTTTGTAGCTGCACTTCCCGGCCTTGAAGAAGTTGCCGGAAATCTTCTTAATTTGTCTGAGGGTGCAACATATACCGAACCGGGAAAATTTAAAGATTGGGCTTCTAGACAAGTGGGGCTTGATGTAGGTGATGCTGCGGAAGCAAGGGCAGAGCTTATAGCAACTATTGATGTAGAGGTTTTGCCACTTCTGAGGCCTACATTCGGAGCGCAATTTACAGTCAAAGAGGGTGAATGGTTGAAAGCAACGCTTATGAGTCCTGAGGCATCACCACAAGAGAAAACCGCGCAATTAAGGGCACGGGTCAGGGGCTGGAAACGACAAGCAGAAAAGCTTGCTCGGAGAACAGGCGAATCTGTGCCTGATGGAATGTTTGAGAATGTTAATAAAAACCTCGGGCTTGACAAAACAGAAGACGATCTTTCTACATTATCAGATGAAGAACTTAGTGCAATTGCAGGGGGGCAGTAATGCCAATCACGCCAGAGCAAGCACAGCAAGAGTTAAGACGAAGGGCGGCGATTGCTGAACTTGAGCGCAGGAAAGGCGGCGCAGTATCAGCGGCTGCCCCTGAAAAATCACGAGCAGATATGGATCTTATAGAGCGTATTGGCGAAGACGCAAGAGGGCGATATAAAGCAGTACAAGAGAAAAAACAAGAATTTAAAAAAGGTAGTTTCCCTGCGGCATTAGTTGGAACAAAAGCTGTAGGGCAAGCTGCCGGGCTAGGTCTTGATGTTATGGGGGAGGCTAGTGTTAGTGCCTTTAGGGCGCTGCCCGATGTTATAGAGACACCAATAAGAAAAGGCGCAGGGGTATTAGGCGGCGCTGTTATGGATTCTGCTATAGGCACAGGGATATTAAAAGGTGCTGAAAAATACCAAGATGTGAAAGAAAAGCATCCGCAAGCAATTAGTCTTCTTGAAGACGTAGCGAATGTTGGCATGTTGCTTGCTCCGGTCAAGGGTAAACCAAAGACTGCGACAAAAGAGCCGTTTTTAACCTTGGGTAAAGCAGGAGAAAGAGCATCAAAAGCTGGTAAGTCACAAATTGCTAAAGCTAAACGTGATTTTGTAGAAGATCTGGTCTTGCCTAAGCAAACAGCCAAAACAATAGAAGGACAAGCAAAAAAAGGACTGATGGAAGATGTCGGTTTATTTCAAGGAAAGAGAGCGGTTAAGCTTGACAAGTTTCAGTCCGCTATGGCCGATGAGGTTTCTAAAGTGCCTATGGTTTCCAAAAACAGAACAATTCTTAATAATCAAAATATTGTACGTAAGTTCGCTTGGAAGGAGGCGGAAATATTAACAAAAAAACTTGAAGAGAGTGGTATCATTTTTCCAAAAAAAGAATATAAATCAGTTATAGAAAAAAACTTAATAAAATTAATTAACACGAGTCATGTATTGGTTGGTGACGCTGGCGCAACAGCGGAAAGGCTTGTTAATCAGTTCTATAAAATCATTGATGATGTCCCGTCTACTCCGTCGGGTTTATTAGAGGCTAGAAAGGCATTTGATCAACTGGCTATACAATCAAGAAAAAATGTATTTAATCCTGACGTGGAAAACGCTTTTTCTGAAGTAATTAGCTCTATCCGCAACACAACAAATGATTTTATAGCGCAAAAAGCACCGGACGTTACGGTAAAATCAGCGTTGAAAAAACAACATTTATTGTTTAGTGCAGCTGACAATATGGCAGCAAAAGTATCGCAAGAGGGGGGATCGGCTATCACACGTGTTGTGAAGGTAGTCGAGAACAAAATACCGCTTAAAAGCGAGGCCGCAAAATTATTAGCGCTTGGTGGCGCTGGAGCTGCGGGTGCGCAGATTTCTCCTGTTATAACAATAATTGGTGGCGCTTTATATGTTGGGGATAAGGTTGTTCGCAGCGCTACGGCTAAAAAAGCACTTGGTCAAATTTTAAAGGCTACTGATAAAGTGATTAAAACAACGACAGATAAAAAGATTTTACAACAATTAAGGGCAGATAGGGCTATAATTTTAGAAATGACGAAAACATTGGGTGAAGATAAAGGTAAACAACAATGAGAAAAATACTAATCCTCTGCACTCTTTTTATGATTACAATCGGCATTGCGAACGCAGGGCTTTACGTTGCTCCGTCTTCTCTTGAGCAACTTTCGGATGGTAGCCCCTGTACCGGATGTCAGTTGTATTTTTACGAAGCCGGAACAACAACCTTAAAAACAGTGTATCAGGACAGCGGAATAACGACACCACACACGAATCCGGTTGTTGCTGATAGCGCTGGCAGGTTCGCTCCTATTTATATGGATGGCACATATAAAGTTGTTCTAAAAGACGGGTCTGATGTAACCATAGATACGAATGATAATTATTCCACTGGCGCAAGCTCTGATTTTTTTGGCACAACAACATTAATCACATCAACAACGGCGATAGACTCCTCTTACGAAAAAGCACATTTACGCGCTACAGGGACGCTTAATCTTAACCTTCTCGAAATAGCAACAGCCGGAGAAGGATTTGTTTTTTCTGTAAAAAACGACGGGACAGGTCTTATAACGATTGATCCCAATGCATCTGAAACAATTAATAGTGTCTCTACATGGGTTATTCCGCCAAGCTCTGGTGGACAGATTATTGCAAGCTCCGCAAGTTGGTCTTTTATTGGTACGCCAGAGATACCGCAAGGGTTAGCAACTGGTGATTTATTTTATTATAGCGCATCAAATTCAAGCACTTTAACCCCCCTTGCCGCTGGCAGTGACGGGCAGATTCTTTATACATCCAGCGATGGTCTTCCTAAATGGGGACTGGAAAACCTTCTTGTACCAACAGGATCGGTAATATTCTATGCCAGTGCTACGGCTCCCGACGGCTGGCTTCTGGGGTACGGTCAAGCTGTGTCCAGAACAACATACGCCACTCTTTTTACCACGATTGGAACAACCTTCGGAGTTGGTGACGGCTCGACTACATTTAATGTTATTGATTGCCGAGGCCGCGTTTTGGCGGGTGAGGATGATATGGGCGGATCATCTGCAAACAGGCTTACGGGGGTCACAGGAAGTGTAAATGGTGATACATTTGGAGGAACTGGCGGCGAGGAAACACATACACTAACAGTGGCGGAAATGCCTGCGCACACCCACGATCAAACATATTACGCTAATTCTGGTGGT